TTGGCCCCTCCGCGTCATGGTCGCAATGAGACTCCTCGCCCGTGGCCATCATTACGGGGGTCGTGAATGTTCTGCCCGCCGGGCCCATGTTTGCGACTCCCTGGTAGCTCCTGCCTCTAGAGAGCATCTTTATGCGAACTGGCCGATAGACCGTCGTCATGTCGCTCTCTCTGAAAAGGCGGCCACTGAGCCAGCAAACTGGTATCGGGTGGTTGTTGTTATCCAGGGCTTTTGAGTGGTCGTATTCCAGCCCGTGCTCCTGAAGCTCCGAGTCTGCGCTGGTCGTAAACACCCTTTCAACATTGCGCTCCCTGACGACGCAGCCGCTAAACATGCACGAGCCAATCTGCTTCGGGTTCTGGCTCCCGCTGTTTCCTCCATAGACGGCGGACCCCTTCATGTAGAAGGTCCATGCGGATAGCTGGTAGTTATACACAGCGGTAAGAGCGAAGCTGAATGGCGCATGCATCTGGCACTGGATAGAAAACCAGACCTCGTTTCGACCGGGGATATGGAGGGCTTGGGTCAGGTGCTGCCCACCGCCAGATATTTTGAATGGCCATCCAGCATTTGATAGAAAGTGTGACATGTATCTCGGGGCGGAATGAGACGCGGTTGACTCGCCCCACAGTGACCCAATTGGCTCACTTACCTTCTGGACCATGCCCTTGGTCTTTTGCAGCCGACTCGTTCCTCCGACAAAGGCGTATATGCCATCGTGAGACATGAAGAGTATCGAGTCACCAATGTTCACCACGCTGTCCGGGGCAACGCAGCCGATGCCATGCACGACCTTTTGCATTACTAGCGGGGTTTGGGATCCAATGATGCCGACAAGGAGGTAGATTGCCTTGTCTGAGAAAATCACCAGATTGCTCTGAAACGGGATCATCCCGGTAACCTTCTCTCCGGGCTCAATGGCGGTAAAGCTGTCCTTCTGAATCGCGAAGGGGTCGTACAAATCCGACCAGGCAATAAAATCTGGCTCAAGAGACTTCATCGACTTGTCGTGCTTTCCTGTCGCCACCCCCAAAAAGTCAGGGGCATCCTCAAGTGGGTCTGACAGAGTCACTGTCTCGCCCCGCCGGAAGCCAGCGTAGAAAACAGCCTGCTGATGCGCTACGGCGATATCGCCCCTTGGCGGTGATATCCAATACGCTCGGACTATCGCGGCCTGCTGTCTCGTGAGCATCGTATTGTTCATTTCAAACTCAGAGTAATACGTTGGATCGAAGACATACGTGGCGTATTTGGTTGTCACAAGGCATACGTTTGCAGCCGTGTCAGGCTCTCCATCCCCATCAGTATCCTCTGGGCCGAGCATATCAACGAAGCTACACCGAAACTCCGGATTGTTCGGCTCACCAAATACTGCGGTTAGGTCTTGCCCCGCAGTGAAGTTTGAGCCCTCCTTGACGAGGTACTGCCCGTTTTTGGACAAGGGCAAGAACATGATATCGCCATTCGCCTTCGGCCCAACAAGGAGCAGGTATTCCTCACCATGGGATGAGACGAAGTGATGTACCTGCGCTCTTTTGACTGCGATGCCATTCAGTCGATTCTCAAACCCACGGCGTGACTCGATGAACCCCCGGCTGTAATCGATGTTGATAGAGACGGAGGCATGCTCCGGCTTCTGTGCGTTCTCGCGCTCCTCAACCCCTGGGAACGGACCACGTATGGGGATAACCTTCGACATCCAAGCTCCTAGTGGTGCCCAATATAGCGCACTTGCCGAGGCTCGTCTGCATTGATTTCCTCTGCGTGCTGCTCAATCTCCAGCTTCGAGCTTTCCCACAGCCGGACTATCGTGGGGTTCTGGCCATTCTGCTTTGAGTTCATCAGCCACGCCAAACAATACGCGACCGAATCATGAAAGCTCTCTGCCATCCCGCCCAGGCACTCGGTTGCATCGCTCGTCACCTTGTCTAGCATCTGGATGTAGAAGATGGTGCATTGCAGCGCCTCGCCTGGGAGTGGTGCCACAAACAGTTTGGTGCCTCTCAGGCAGTAGTAGCGCCCCCTCGGGACCCAGTACGGCGAAGAGTCTTGCAGAAACTTCGTTCTGTCCTGGAACATCATCGGCTTCCATTTGGCTGGCAGGTTGGCTGAGGTTACACTCCCTGCGGTTTCCTTGCTCTCAATGCCGAGGATTTTGTATGGCACAGCCGCGACCCCACAATCGGAGACGATGTCCTGGATTTCAGTGTCAGCCGGCCAGGCGAAGTCCGTGCTGGTGTGGTAGTGCCCCGGATTGGCCTTGACCAGCATTCGCCACACGGTTCGATTGGCTTCGTCAAACAGGGCGTTCATCTGGGCGTCTGTCCAAAAGAGCGCACCCTTCTCGTCCATCAGAGTCTTCGCAAGTGTCTTTGCCTGGGCTCTGGTTAGGTTTACCGTTGCCATTTGCTATCTCCAGGAGGTCGGCCCGAACCATTTCGTGGATACGGGGTGTTTGGGAATGTATCCAACCTTGTTCTTCGCGAGCGGCTTGATTAGATCAAAGGCCTGCTTGGCGGCGTACTCAAGCTCATCGCCCTCGCTTTTCTCTTTCGTCTCTTCAATCCATTCCGCATGATCGAACTGAAGCATGTACTTCTGGCCGCCTTGTCGCCACAGGTCACATCGCTGGATATATGGTATAAGCCTTGGATCTCGAATGTGGAGCGCCAACCCATCGTCGGTCTCCCACCGCTTCCAAATGAAGGGTGCTTGCTCGGAGGTAGCGATTGTCTTTGCACCATACTTCATATGCACAGTCGCAGGAACCACCCGAGCAAGCATCCATCGCTTCTCTTTTCCACACCAACCGACAATGAGCTTGTCATCATGCACACGCTCGCGGATACGACGAGATTCAGCATCGCTCCACTTGATGCGCTTGATGTCGCGCCATTGTCGCTCAGTGAGTACCATTACGCATCAGTCGGATCGGCTAGGTCACTAACCTGCGAACCGCTGGTCAACTTCGGAACGTAGGCCCACTCAATACCAATCAAGACCGGGGCGAGGTCGTTGGCGTCCGCTGCAAGCTCCACGTCCACCGTGAGGTAGTCCGTAGCCGATGCAATCGAGTCAGCATTAATCGCGCCCCACGGAGTGGCTTGGATGGTGTCTGCCGAGCCAGAGTGCTTGTCTGCCACAATCACACTGTCCAGCGCGGTAGTTCCAATGGCTGCTGTCGGAGCCGCGCCGTATGCTTTCTCCTGATACCATACAGCAAAATGAGCCGTCATATCTTCGGTTCCAGCCGTTCCATTGTCAGACCAGATGCAGCGCACAAAAATCTTGTTTTCCGTGTCCCAATAGCTTGGAACCGGGAAGGTTGTCCGAGCCCACTCACCTACGGCATCGAGCTTTGGGCCCACTACGCCCAGCGCACCAATCTCCGTCAGCTTTGCAGCGCCACCGATGGTTCCCTTGATGTGCGTTGCCAACTCGTAAAAGTTGAAGGTGTACGCCGACATAAATTCGGTCTTGTACTTATATCCAATGTTTCGATCTTTAATCATGGTTCATCACTCCACAGTTTTCCCCCCGAAGGGATACTGAATGAAAAGGAAGGGGGGCTTCATGCCCCCCAAACCTAAATTAGAAAATGGTATTGCTGATTGCCAGGTCTTTGAGGATGACGTGTGTGTTACGTCGCTCGCAGCCCAACTCACCGTAGAAGCACATGAATGCTTCCCAGGCGTCTTTATCGACAACACGGCTCATCATTGAGCCATCCCGGTTAGCCCAGGCCCAGTCCTTTTGAACGTAGTATTTCACGTCCGCAGTATTGACAAAGTACAGCGCACCATACGTGCAGTGCTTGTCAAACTCAATTGGGATCGGGTTAGTCCCGCCGGCATACGACAACTTCTGGAAACCACCGCGCAATTGCTCGGGAGCATATCGCACGTCAGATGTCAGAAGGTTGATGTACTCACGCCGTGCGCTGTGGTGCCCCATAATCAAACGGGGCTCCGCACCGCCAACCTCATCAGCCGTATCCACAGCCAACTGCATCAACTCCAAGCTCAACGGGCGGGCTGTCCCACCGTTTGCAAGCTCAGATGCAGCCCACTCTGGAAAATCCGTCGTACTGATTGCCTGGAACGAGCCCGTTGTTTGGGCTTGAACGATATTGGCAATACCAGTCAACTCGGCATTCATGCTGTTGGATCCCGAACTATCGCCACGAACGATAACATCATCTTGCGTACAGGCAGTTGAGGCGTCCAGCACGACCTGAAAGTTTGCAGAATCGACGGACTCGATAAACGTGGACCCGCGATGGGTTCCGTCTGCCGCCAAAATGCTTACCTTCATCCCAGGCTTGAGATAGCGCGTTCCCGCCTTGCCGTTCCCGGCATCTAGGGTCTGCGTGTCGCTCGACGCCGTTGCGCTAATAACGCCTAATACGCCAGTGAGATCCATCACGGAGTCATCTGATGCCTTACGCGGCAATAGCCCGAAAAGCTGACGATTCAAATCGTCACGCAAGTCACGGCGCATGCCTTCGACCTCAGAGCGCAATGCCGAAGCAAAAGCTCCTCGATCTCCACGGGATGCCTCGATGACCGGACCGGTTAATTCGATTCGACCGTAAAGGTATTTCGCGGAAATGTTGACATCATCGTATCGTTGGCGGTCTGCCGCTGGCAAAGTTCCGTTCTCTCCGCGAGCACCAACGCCAGAAGTCCGACGAAGATTCACAGGGAAGACGATCTTACGACCAACAAAGCTACGCTTTGATTTTTCGATGTGCTGTAAAAGGGTTACCTGAGTATTGAGATGGTCTCGCACCGTGCCTTCAAAGAAGTCTTTGAGGACGGCATTAAAACCGTTAGTAAAAGTGGTATCCTCTGCTCCCGAGGGAAGTGGAAATCCACCGCCTTGACCTGCCATGGTATTTTGGCCTTTCTATTCGATTGACAGTAAGTATTCAATCGCGGCTTCTTCGGCTAGATCGAGATCATCTCCAATGTCTACAGGCTTGATTGCTCCCTTACGACCAGCAGGCGCGAGTCGGCGTCCACGGGGTTTATACCCTCGTTTGGATGCCCACTCCTCAAAACGCTTATGGGTCCCGTTATGGCTCTTTTTGGCCAAATCCGCCACCCGTGCGTTTGGATTCCTGGCGAGTGCATCGAGGACAAACAGATCGTTCATATCCGGGTATTTGCTTCGCGCCGCATCAAGCTCTCCTCGGATTTGCCTTTCGGCATCCTTGACTTGAGTGTTGCGGTTACTGCTCTCTTGTCGAGAGTGAAGCGCCCGAATAATCTTCTCCAGCTTGGCGACTTTGCCTTCAAGCGGGTCTGCGTACTCGTCCTCCTCTGCCTCTTTCCCCTGGTCTCGGGAACTCGCTGCACGCTGCATGTGTTGGACATATTGCTCCATACTTGCCTGTCGTCCGCGAAGTTCGCTGAACTGCTGCATCAACTCATCACGCTCGGCTCTCAGGTCTCGCAATTGCTCGCGGGACTTTTTGAACCGTTTGTAAGGAATTGGTTGCGGCTCACCATCGTCTCCAATTTCAGGCTCATCGTCGATATCGTCCGACGCAAACGAAGTGTCCTGATCTTCTTCGACGCTATATTCCGAGGACGGCGTCTCCTCGTGACTGTTATCGCCCGTATAATCTTCCATGAAGCTCTCCTGGTTTATCGTCCCAGTTTACGAAGTTGGTTAGGCTTCAAACCCAAACTCATAGTCCGCTACGCCAGGGCCCCGTGTCCCAATCGCTTGATTAAGCTCCGGAGTGCCCCCACCCATTAGACCACCCTCACCCATGCCTGCTTCTCCCGGAGGAGCCATCGGCATGGCCTCAGTTCCTGGTGCCATTATAGCGCCTTGTCCCTGCGCCATGTCAACACCTAGTTCATCTCCGATCATCCCAGCGGGCATTTCAGGCGGCGGCATGTCTTTACCTCCAGCCTCTACATAGCTCGACCACCAGGGAACACCCTGCGCGTTTTGGCTTTCCATGTAGTAGTGCCAGGCCAAATGTCGGACAAAATTCTCTTGTACCTCTGTCGGTAAAATTCGGTATTCAACGCTCTTCATGAACGCCAGGTGAACGTCGATGTGTGTGAGGTGGTCCTCCCACGCCTGCACATCAGCCCATCCACCGTTTTTGATTAGCTCGACTTCCTCTTTGGCGTAGTTTCTATCCCGAGAGTCGTCACCCTCCAGGAGTTCAGTGTCGCCAAATTCCATCATCTTGCGGGCCATCATCTTGGCCTGCGGGTCTGCTGGATCTCCAAGCAGACCAACCTGGAATGCTTGCATCACTTGCTCGCGTCGATACGAGGGATGCTTCGGTAGCATCGAGTTTGCGACGATGCGAACATCGGTGCTCTGGATATCAGATGAATAGAAGTCAAATACATCGATAGACTTGTTTTTGCCCACCGCTCGAATCGTCATGGGGATCGGCATATAATCACGCCAGAACCGAAGCAAGCATGAGCACAAGTCCTCGATTGCTCGCTCCATCTCACGCACTGTGGGCCCGAGCTTTGTTTGATCTAAGTCAGACAAAAGGCCAATGGCGCGGCCAGATGTTGCCGCAGACGCGAGGCCCCTGGTGATATCGCTGACGCCGCTGATTGCCTCGATGTGGCCAATCTGCTCGTCCTGGATAGCGCGATGCTCCGGAGACAGTGGGGGTGGGGGAAGAGGCTGTGGGGGCCTTGTGGCGGTGCGCGAGTACACAATCACTTCCCCCGGTTGGTCGGTGATTTGATGCTTTTCTATTGACCCCTTCTCGGCTAACCATTTAGGCGAGGCATGGATGTTCTTGTTTTCAATTCGCTGACTTACTGATTTATTCAACTCCTTCTGCGGAGCGATGATTGATTTGACAACTCCCTCGCCGGCAAACTTTCCAGGGGAGGTGACGTGTCGGGCCATCACAAATGGCATCATCCCATAAGGAAGCTCGTTGGACTGCTCCAGCAAGATGTCTCCGGCCACAACCAGGTAGCGCCCGTCCGGGAATCGCGGGGATGGGCGCTCGAAATACTCCAGGACAACCACTCGGTCTATGTACTTCTCATCCAGGCCCTCGTTGCCGCTGAACTCTTTGATGATTTGTGCGCTCTGGGTATCGGCGTGATAGGAGTCGGACTGGCTGACGTGCTTGCCCTTGGGCCAGTTGTCTTTGATTTGGTCGATATGCAGCGAGTTCGCATGCACAATCCACTGGGCGCTCTCCAGGTCCTTTGCTCCTGGGTCCCACGCCACCTCCAGGACACTCAGGACATCGACAACGGGGAAGCCGGTCTTTTCAGACTTGCGCTTTTTCTTCGCCTTGGGCTTGCCCTCCATCTCTTCGGCGCTTTGGCCGACGACCTCTTCCAGGTGCTCTACGATGGGCTGCTCTTCTTCAAACTCATAATCGTGT